CTACTGACAACGGCTTGCACCAAGCTGAATCCATTGCTGCTTGTATTTAAGTTGGGCTATGTCGATAACTTGCACTGTCAGAGATGCATTAACGTAGCCTAAGTCCGTAATAACTTGGCATACATATTTCGCATAACCATCTCGATTAGTTCCATCATCAATCACCCCAACCTTAAATACGCCGTCAGATGCCCATATAGCATCTTTAACGGTTGGCTCTTTTGAACTGGTGAAGTGCTCTAAAAGCACTTGTTGTTGTGCTTTTTTGGTCGCGGACAAGTCATCTTGAATCGGTTCATCATGCGCAAAAAACGCATATGCGCCATATACAATGACTATAAGAATAAACAAGTGGCCGATTGAGAAGTGGCGTTGCAAAATTGGTGTTTTGGTGTGTGCTGAATTCATATTTAACTCCTTTTAAATATCACTAGCCAGCATAGGTGTGTTCTGGCTAATGATCAATGCGCTAATAGTAACTCGCTCTGTCCCATTCAATGGAGTTGTAGCAGTGGTCATCATCCCAAAAGAAGATTGCGTTTATTACCATCTCAGCAATTAACCATCGCTTTAGCTTGGTAGTGTGGGCTTTGTAACCAACTCTACCGCTAATTGTGTGGTCTTCGTGGCCGTTGAGTAAAAGTACGTTTAACCCCTGATCAAACACTAATCCAAGGCGTTTTAAATAGGGTTTCTTTTTCTTCATTTTATCTTCCATAGCGTCACCTACTAAAGAATGCCTGGCGGGCTTGTAAGAACAACAACGCGAACATTTCAAACTCTGCAGTACTCTCAAATGTGATGACACTCTCACCATTCTTTGAATCAGCTTTAAAGTTAAATGGAGTAATGTTTGCGCCATGCTTTTGCGCCAGTTCGCACGCTTTAAGCACTGCTGCGATACCATTTTGGTTGGACTCAGTCAGGCTCACACTCTTACCTGCATAAGTCATCCCATCCATTTTACGCTTAGAGGCCACCGTCGCGAGTGATTGCGTATCTAGTGGTCCCATAGAGTATGGCTTTAAAGGGGGCGTGATGACTTGCTCATTACCTTCATCGTCGGTGATGGTCTGTGGCTCTCGACTGTACACTGATTCCAAAAGGGCCATGCCATCATTAATAAATTCGTAGTCACGGTTATCTAGGTGGTCATAACCAATGAGTTGGTGGCCACTGGAAAGCTGGGGCGGGTGATACAGTGAGCGTATGACATACACTGCAGCATTGCCTTTTTTAATAACTTGGGCGCTAGGGTGCTCAGCATTGGCATAGTCACCAATGTAGATTAGATAGTCTTTCATGGTCTGACTCCTGATAAGAATTTCACTTCATCAGCGTTGAGAGCGAAATCGTAAATCCGAAAATCTGAGATATGCATCTGCTGTGCAATGAACCCTGTCCCCCCTTGGCTTCCTATATAAACTGGCTCAGTGAGAATATCGAGGGCCGTTTTGCCCGTTGTAAAAGAGTCTGCCAGCTCACCGTTCACAAACATCGTGGCATGTGAGCCATTGAACGTGACAACGACTGTTGCGCTAAGGCTCTGTGTAGGCAAGTCATAGCTGGCACGCTCGGCGATTTCCACTCGATTAGCTTCGAATCTCAACACTGTTTGACCGGCGATGGTAACGAAATACAATCGATAGTCATCGTCGATGGTGCCCGCCGACCAAACAACCTCAGCGCCTTCAATAAAGTGCTTTTTATCTATATTAACAACAACGCTTTGGCCCGCACTTTCACACGGGATATTGCCCTCTGCGGGGAGCTTGATTTCATCGCTCAACCGAGCTACAGGATTCGTATTGGTAGCAATGTAGCTAGATGGGAATGGCAGCTCTTCCAATTGCGCTCCCCAAATAGCGAGGCCAGAACTCCCGTCGCCAATAAAGGGGGTAAGGTCATCGTTATATGGGAACCAACGACAGGTAATTGAATTCGAAGCACCGCTGGTAAAAGTCAGAGAAATACGCAGATAGTTATGTCGGACCTTCTGTACCGTGGCTGATGCGTTACTAAACGTTCCTTTCGCAACAGCTTCGCCAATGATAGCGCCATCGCTTAACCTTACCGTAAGGCTCGCATTATTTCCTGAAGAACTGCTATAAGGCTGGAGCCTTACAGCGGCGACATTGCCTACAGGCCTGATGAAAGCGCTCAATGTGACCGTAGCGTTGGGTGTTGTCGTGGCCGTTTGGCTGCAGATACCTGAGTTGTAAGAATCAAATCCATCCGAAGGAATGATTGCATCTGCTGAGAGGGTGCCATCAGGTGCCGTTTCGCTATCTGTGTTGACAGTAAACTGTGGGCTTGTAACCCATGCGGCTGCAGCTAAGTCCTCTGAGTGTAAAAGAAGGTTGGTGCTTTGAGCTTCAAATAAATAACCGTTGCGCTCAAGACGGGGCTGGTCGATAGGTGCTTGTTTTACGCCGCCGTAGGTATCAATAAAGCTCGCGGGCGTGGCTCTCGACACAGTTAAATTGCCTGCCATCACCGGAGACAAAGCACTTTTGGTAAACAGTCGACAAAGCGGATCATCCATAAGTAATTTGCGGACTTGTAACAAAGGGTCTAATACAATAAGCGCTGCGCGGTCTGCTTCTTCTCGAGCGCGGTCGGCTTCACTTGTCGCGAGCTGGTGCGAGTCTATCTGTCGGTTATAGGCGATAGTGGCATTTTTTGTGGCGGTGAATATCGCGGTCATTTTTGCCAGGAACGTCGCGCCTTGGTCATTTGCTTCTAGTTGCTCGGTCGGGACGGGCAGTTTATCTAATGCCATAATCAGCATTCCTCTACATTAAAGTTCATTTGATAGCGGTTGAAGTGACTGGCGGTCGCAGGCGGTAGCTCGGTGAGTTTACAAGCAAAAGCATACTCACTTTCTTTTTGGCCTCCTTCGCCTGGGAACATAGATATAAACCAGTCTCGGTGAAGGCCCACATGACGCAGTGCATTCATTAATCGGGGGCGGTCTTGCTCATCGATGTAGCTCAGCTCAAATTGGGCTACGCGCCAGGTGGGCAGTGCCTGTGAAAATATAGAGCCCGCGTCTGTGCGCTCACTGCTAGCATGAGTGCCGAAACCCAACTCATGACCATACGAAAAATTGAAGGTAGGCTCGAAGTGATGGCCACAGTAAAGGCGTGTAATATCGATAAAACCATCGGGATTGGTTGGGTCATCGATGGTGATCCGAAAGGACTTCGCAAAGAGCGCTTCTTTGAGCCAATGCTGAGTAAAGCGCGTCGACCAACTATCCATTGATGAAGCAATAATAGGTTGCGTTTGCCAGTTCCATTCATTGAGCGTAATTTGAGGGATGACATTGATGTTGCCACTGTCATAGAGGCGTTCACCGCTTTGGTGAGGACCGTCGAACAGCTCTAACTTCCACGTCGCAGCATTGGATAAATTATGGCGCCAAAGGACTAATGCCGTCAGCAATTGAATATCCGCTAAGTTCCCAGCAATAACGAGATTGGACAACGTAGTACTGCGAAAGCTGTGACTATTGCTGTATCGCTGCAAGTTGCTCAGTGGCAACGTCGCGAGCTCCACACCATTAGCCAGGCTAAGCTCGGCATTGTCAGCCTCGTTTAAGATTAACATTCTTAGTTTCTTGTTCATTGCCAAAATTCCACGATAGTTCGGCTGGTTAGGAGACTTTCGGTTAAGTGTGTGATCACCGCCGCATTGCCATTTATACCTGGTGTTTCCAATGCAACCTCATCACCCAGTATCCAAGAGAAGGGCGCAGCAAATTGTTCTGTCTCGTAGATATAATGGGCTTGGGTTTTTAGTGCCAACCGACGAGCTAACTCCGTGTTCGCATCGCTTTCGTGCGCAATAAGCGTATCGACGGTCAGTCTATCCCCCTGGTTTGTGTTCTCACCAGTGGCTAAACGCGCCTTAAGCTGCAAACGCTGCGCGAGCTCCGCATTGGTATCGAGTACAGACGCGGCGATATTACTCAGCTCTGTGTAATTGCGGCCATAGCTCAAGGATAGGCGTTGAACCGCATTCAACCGAGCGCGCGGGGCTCTTGAGTCATAGATATTCTGATCATCCCGAAGTACATCGACGGGCGCACCACTGAACCCCCGAAATGATGCACAGGTAAACTGGCCAAGGCGGTTAAAATACCAATAGGCACCAATGGATTTGGCTACCTCATCCAGCGCCTGTGAGTACGTCATTTCAGCATCAGTGATGTAAAGGCCTAACGTATAGCTTGCTAGAGAGCCTAGTAAAACACTTTCCCCTCGAAGGCCGAGCAGGTAGCTGATAAAGTCTGCCGCCGTTGCTAAGTAGTGGCCATCGACTACCCCTTTCACATCGGCCGTGACTGAGCCAATGGGCTGCACTGAAAAGGTAATGGTGCTGGCACTAAGGTCAACTGAATAATCACTGCTGCTGACCTCATCGCCATTGAACCGCACAGCTGTAACCGCTTGGCTCGGCGTCGAATTGAACTGATAAACGTGGTTGACAGCATCGATGAGCACAGGGGTCACATTGAAGCATTCCCCCAAGGCTAAGGGCTTAGGTCTGCCTTTGCTTGGCCCATTGGTAAAATGCTCCGATAGTACGGGAATATCCAGCGATGTTGCCTTTTCAGCAAAGCTGATAGAGACGCGTGACGAGCTGAACGTGACATCTTCGCAGATACCCGTAAAAACAGTAACAAAATCTGACTTTGCCCAGGTAGGGTCGCCCATATAAATGGTCACAGGCAACGCATTGACCTCTTTAAATCGGCGTGTATCGTCGTTCAAATACAGCTCTAAGCTGCTTAACTGTGTGCTGCTGCGTCCTGAAAAGACCTCACTCATGCTTCTGGCTATTTCGAGCCCACCGGCAATCACATCGTCATAGGGCATGTGCGCAGGGCTGTCACTTGCGCCACTTCTAAATGGCGTGTTTGCAACATGGGCGGTTTTTATCTCTCCTTCATCTCGATACTGCAGCTCAACAAGGATGCATCGATGATGCCTAGGATCGGCTAGCCATTGGTTAATATCATTCATGCCTGGGCCTGTCGTTTGTGGGCGCTATTAGCACGTTTCACTTCGCGCTCTGTCGATTGTGAACTGCGTACAATTTTCGCTAGTTCCATGTTTTGCTCCCTCATCGCTTGAAGCTCCGCTTTATGCATGCGCTCCTGGTTCTGCATGCGCCGCTCCATTTGTTGGTTGGTGCGGTTGAGCGAAACGAGCTCATCTTTAACCGCTCTAAGCTCCGGTGTCGGCTGAACAACGATAGGAGGCGTTTCATACACTGGCGGCTTGGGGATCAGTTCCCCGCCAGGTATCGGAAGAACAACTCCCCAATCCACTGGACGGCCAACAACATCGGGTCTAGTCGATGGATCACTTTGTGGGGGAGGGGTGTTTTCAATTGCGGCTTTAATGCCGATAAGCACATCAAGTTCTTGCTCCATGGAGTCCAAGAATGCTTGTGTGTGCTCTGGCAAAAGCGTGCGAATGGTGGCTATTTCCTCTTCCAATGTTTCCCGGACAGCAGCCTGCTCACTTGCATATTGCTCTTTAAGTGACTCAATAGCTTCGTTTTGCTGGCGCAACGACTCGCTTTCCAATTGCGAGGCCTGGGCTGCAAGCTCTTGAAGCTGTGCGAGCGTTTGCGACTGCAGTTGTGTTTGCGTTGCCTGCAATGCGGTGACTTCGTCATTGGCTGCGCTGAGTGCCGACTCAAGTTGGGCTGCTTCGCTTGCGTATGACTGGCGCAGCGCATCGGTTTGACGTGATAGCTCAGCCTGAGACTGAGCACTAATGGCAGATGCCAACGACTGTAAAGACTTGAGCTCATCAGTGGTTGAGTCTGCCAGTATTAATTGCTCAGCCTGCAAGTCGGTAATGGCCTGCGCAGCTTGCGTTAGCTCACGCTCGATGCGGCGCGAGTCTTGACTAAATTGAGCGCGTAGCACTCGCAACTCATAGTGCATGCTCTCTGTCGCGTCTTGAGCGAGGCTATCGGTTAGCGTAGCCAGCGCGCTTAACTCATTTAACGTGCTATTCGCCAGCGCCACCTTTTTAGCATCTAGTTGTTCAGTGATTGCATGAGGTGGGGGCGCTGTAGGCTCGCTCAGCTCAAGGGCAGCGAGCTCATCATAAACACTCAATACATTATTAAATGCGCTACTGTAATCGCCGGGTTCGTACTGCTGCGCGAGCTCTAAAAACTTCGACCCTGCAGAGTCTATTTGTGCCATTGCGTCGGCGTCACCGGCGCGGGCGCGCTCAACCAAGCGCTCAAACTGATCTTGAGCGGCCACATACTGCTCTTTGGACGTGAGTGCACTGAGCGGACCTACACGCAATGCCTCTGCCGCGTCCGCTAATTGTTCAGACGCATCTTTAAGCTGCTGATAGCTGTCAAGCTCTAGCTCGTAACGAGACTGAGCCGCATCGGCTGTGTCATTCACCGCAGCCAGCTCGGCATCGTAGCGCTGGGAAATGGCCGCTTGCAGATCATCGAGCAACACAAGCTGCGACTGAACATCATCGGTATTACTCAGCTGCGTATAGAGACGCTCAATATCAGTGTTGAGGGCTTCAACCGGGTTGTAACCCGGCATATCTGCCCGTATAGCAGCCATTGTGCTGCGTGTTGAGCTGGCAACACGCTCGATGCTGCTAATGAGTGATTCAAACTCACTTCTCACAGAGGCGGTGGCTGACTCAAATTCACTGTTAATGTCGCGCAGATTGGTTTGTAGAGCACTTTGTGACTGCTCTAGCGCTTTAATTTGCTCATCAATGACTGCTCGCTCAGCGTTGTAACGTTCAAGCACGGCCGATTTCACTCGAGTGATTCGATCTAGCTCGTCTTGCGTGACTTCTGAGGTAAGATCAGCATAGGCCTGTGTGGCCTGGCGCGTGTAAAAGGCGACAGGGTCGAAGTCCGGTTTCGTCGTTTCAATTGACAGGATGCTTTTGCTAAGCCCAGAGCTGACACGCTGTGCTGAGGTACTTAGCTGCTCAAACTCGCGCTTCAAGGCGCTGATATCGCTGGCAAGCTTTTCTGGAATAGCATCAAGCGAGGCCTGTACTTTATCGCGGCGGGCCAGTGCATCATTCAGCATCTGTGTATTCGCGGCGGACTCTTCACTGTATCGCGCCATAATCGCGCCGTGAAGCTGCTCTAATGCGGCCAACTGCTCATCAACACCCTGTGCCTGATTTAACGCGGTGCGCGCATCCTGCTCTTTGGATTTAAGAAAATCGAGCTGTGTCATATTGCCCAGAGCGACATTCAGCTCAGCCATGCTCTCACGCAATGCAGAAGAGAAGTCGCGGACTGATGCAACGCGCTGGGCATAAAGCTCGCGTTCATGCGCAACTGATTCTTCGTATTGTGATTTAATGCTTGCTAATTCAGCATCGGCTTGCGCCATAGCATCTTGAATACTTTGCTCAGCCAACGCTTGGGCTTTTTTATCAAACAACTTATCAAGTAGGGCCGTATCAGCGCCCAATTCTTCCGCTTCTGCTTTGGCTGCGTCGTACCAGGTGCGAATATCATCCAGGCTTTTTTCGAGCGCGGTCATATCCATACGCTCAAGCTCTTTGGTAAGGTCATCATTAAAGCCGGTGCGCGCTTCGGCCAGTTTTTTCTCTTTTTCAGCGGCTTTATCCGCCGCGTCGGCCTGGTCCTCAAGGGCATCATAGTATTGGTCAAGCAATGGCAATAACGCCATCAGCGCTGAGTACATTTGTTGGCCTGACTCGGTGGTCAGATCCAATGATTCAAGAAGCTCAACAAAGCCATCTCGGCTATCTGGCAATGCTAAGTCTAACGACTCAAACTGCGCCGCGACTTTGTCAGCAATAAAATCAAACTGCTGATCGTCACTTAAGAACTCGTTGAAAAAGGTGTTTGCAGCATCATTGAGCGCTTCAATCCCACCGGCCAACTCAATAATGCTTTGAGTGGCACCAATCATATCAACGCCCACAAGCTCACCCAATGCTTGGCCTGTCATCTCTAGGACCGAGTTAAAGACGGCTTGCTCTTGGGCTAAACGCATGAGTGTGTCATAAAGCCCTTCACCCATTTTTTGAAAGTCAGTCAGCCATGAATCGCCCATAGCCTGACGAGTCACTTCATATCCGTCAGACTCATGCAAAAACGGGCCTTCGCCACCCCATTGTGGTCCTGAATTCTCAATGGCGGTTGAGACGCTGGATGTGATCCACTGCGCCATCTTGTCAGCCTGTGCACTGAAAACGGCCTCGAGCTCGGCTTGCAGTTCTTCACCACTTAAATCTTTGAGACTGATATTGCTCATGCTGAGCACAAAGCTCTCTAAGGATTGTGTTGCCTCAATACCGAGCACATCGAGCGCACCAGTCAAACTGTCGCCAATGCTGGTAAATATCAGTGCAAACTCACGCTGCAGGGATGCATCAATATCTTCATATTCTGTGTCATAGCTGGTTTTACTCGACAGCCCCCACCATGACGATTTCTTGGTCTTGATATCAAAATAGGCCACTGCTTTGAGCATGCCCGTCTCGAGGATGGTCTGCATGCTCTGGCTGATAAATTTGATACCCGAGTCTTCCAACGATTTTTTCGTTTTGCTGAATGAGCCAATGATACCGTCGAGCAGCTCACCTAGAGGATCGCCTAAAAAGCCGCCCAGTGATGAGCCTAACTTTTCAAATAACCCCCCAGTATCCAGATGAGACACTGAGCCTAAATCACCTCCAAACGTATTCTCATCAAAACGGCCATAACTTCCAGCCAGGCGGGTGGCCATGGAAATGATGGCGCTGTTAAGGTCTTTAATGCTGCGGTTGATATCGCGCAGCTCTGCGTATTGGTCAAGCTCCAAATCTTCGATACGCTCAAACGTGTTGAGGATGCTTTCGCTCTTAGCAGAGGCATCACCCAACACCGTGCCAGTGCCTTGCGTTTCTTGGCGTACCGCACTGCTCGGTGGCGCTGAGCCTGACACAGAGCCACTGAATAAACCAAGGCCCGCCATCAGTGCCGCCATCGCCGCAATGCGGCCAAAGGCGGTATACGGGTCGCCTTGGCCTTGAGTTGCTATTGCATTAAGTGCATTAGCCGCTGCTTTTTTCAATGCTAGGGCCGTTTCGATAATCGCAAAGGCCGTTTCTATTTTGTGGAGTTTTTCACGGGCAGAGGATTGTTCATCAAAGAACTGACCAGCAGCGCGGGCCATCCCAGCATAGCTCCCCATATTCGCTTGCAAACGTTGATCAGCCAGGTTGATTTCAGCATCAGTTAAATCCGCAAGTTGGCGTTCGCGCTCACCGGCTGTGAGGTTTGCGTCTTTTTCAACCTCGATTTTCTTATCAGCCAGTGCTGTGGTCAGTTCAAAGTAACGGGTTTCACTGTCTGTCAGGGCATTGATTTGGTCAGCCACTGAGCCAAAGGCCTCGGTGATGGCATTGCCGGCGTTTGACCAGGCTTTGCCAAAATCATTGGCTTGTTCGACTAGCTTATCGGTTGAGACTGACTTGCTGGCGTTCTGTTGCTCGTACAGCGCTTCGGTGAGTTCGCGCACCTGTTTTTTCTGGGCTTCAGTTGCGTCCGCATCGAGCTTTTTAAGGTTGAGAAGGACAGCGCGCTCTTTCTTAGACACTTTGCCCAGTGCAAGCTCTTGGGTAAGTTGCTTAATGTATTCTTCGTTAACGTCGACAATTGCATCAGTCGCCGCTTTGTTTTGTGTAAGTACGTCTGTTTGTTCTTGTGTTGCTGTCGTCTTTTGCTCTGTGGCTTCTGCTGCAGCAAATTCAGCTTCTGCAGATTGCCACAAGCCAAACATCACTTCGTCAATTTGGTCTTTGGCGTTTTCATACTCGCTGGACAGGGATGCGAGTTTTGTTTGTAAGTCGTCTTGCGATGTGATGTTGTCGCGGGTGGCACTTTCCCAAGCTTGGATTTTAGCGGCGAGTTCGTCAGCACCAATTTTATCTGCAGCCGTGCCGATAAAACCGAGCAGCGTCGCATAGCGCTCGCGCATGCCATTGAGCATGCTATCCCATACATGCGAAATAGATGTGGTGGCAACTTCAAAGCCGTATTTGAGGGCTTCCCACCCTTTAAGCATACCACTAACAAAGGCCAGACCCGCTAAGCGAGCGGTGAGAAACTGCTCTTGCAGGTAATCACCAATTTGATACCCAGTCACCGCAGCACCAATGAGTGCGAGGGACTTCTGTGTCATTGATAGTTGGGTGTTCAATGCGCCAATGGCCGTTGCTGCTCCAAGCGCTCGCGCTTTCATTTTGGTGAAGATAAGCGGTGCCAGGTAAAGCGCTGTGCCCGTACCCACGATAATGCCCATGGTCTCAAGTAGGGCAACGACTTCAGGTAAGTTCGCCGCTAAGGCATCGACGCCTGTGGCCATACCATCTATAGCACCGCCAATTGCATCTGCGGCCCCCATATTCCCGGCAGTGTCCCACAACTGCGTAAAACTCATGCCAAGGTTGGAAGATTTTGCAGACAATCGACTCATTTGGTCTGTCATTGCACCCGCAAAGTCTGTTTCACCGATATTGAGCAAGTACTCCTGTATTGATTGGGCGTCTTTTTTAATAGTGGTTGTAGTGCCTTTGAACGTGAATGAAACGGTGTTTGCAGACTGACTGGCTTTAATACCAAATTCTTTTAAACGCTCGAACTCGCCCACACTGGCATCTGCTACCGCTTCAACCATTTGCATTAGATCTTTATTCATCGCAGCTGCAGTATTACCGTAACTACGCAAGGCTCGCTCGCTTGGAACAAGTCCCAAGTTCGTCAACTTAGCAAAGCCTTCAACAGACTGCTCTAACGTGTAAGGCGTGGTTTTGGCAAATTCGATAAGGCGCCGCAACTCGGCTGTCGCAGCGGGAATGTCACCCGTAATCGTTTTCAATTGAGCGCGATAACCCTGCATGGCATCAATGCCCTGGTACATTTCACTGGCGGCGGTGCCAATACCCAGGGTGGCGAGCAGACCAGTAAACACCCCCAGAGAAGCGGATGCACTGGTCACATTGCTATCAAAGTCTTGAACACCTTTACCTGTCGCTATAAATCGACCTTTGGCATCGCGTAAACGCCCACTGGTGTCCCGAACAGCTGCGCCAAGTTCGTCGGTTTTACGCCCGGCATCATTTGCTGATGCAGCAAAGCGCTTTACTTCAGCACTGCTTTCACGCGACTTACTAACGAGCTGCTTGTTGTCAGCATTAAACAGCAAACTCAGTACCAGTGGATCACTCACGCGCTTTGCGCTCCTCTTTAATCGCGGCAAACTCGCTTAGGGCATAACGCTCCATTGCGGTGATTTGCCAAAATACTTCGTCGAATTCAGGTTCAGGTAGCGCCTTAACTTCTGGGTGGCGCGCCATCACCGTATTCACCGCCTCCCATCTTAGGGCGAGAAAAGTGCCATCCATGGCAGCACGGTCCCATTGAGTTGCACAAGCCAGGAACGCGGTTACAGCTAAACGGTTCTCAGGCCAAACAATGCAGTCCTTGTTGTTCTTCTTTTCTTCCTCGATGCGACGCTCTACTTGCTCAATAGACTCAAGTGGAGCGCCTAGGCGAGCCATTTTGTTCAGCAGTGCTTGTAACTTAGCGTCTGTCACTGCGGTTGACTCACCCATAAACTCTCGCGCCCAGTGGCGGGTGGCGTCTTCTAGTTTTTTGCTTTAGCGCCCCCTTGCACAGTGCGCATAAACTGCTCCCACAATGCTGTTTGTAGGTACGTTGTTTTTAAAATTTGTTCTTTAACCTCATCGGAAAAATCAATGTCGTCTTGATCACCTGGTGTAGCCCGAATGTCCTTGGCGTCAACAAAGTAGGTATCGAGCACTTCACGAATGGTCTTTTCTTCCATCTCATCTTTGAGCGCGTCCGAGTCAGGCACGATAAACTGCGCTTTAAACTCGCCTTTTTTGAAGCCTGTTTCAGCAGGGTATGAGAACTTGATGGTTTGCCAAGAGCGGCGCTCATCAGACGCGATATTCGTGCTTAAATAAAGGGCCATGCTATTTTCCTTTTAAACGTTTGTTTGTATTAAATTGAGGGTGAGAACGACGTTTAGCGCGTCGTCCAGGTTAAGTCGTTGTTGCGTGCCGTTGGCCTGATTTTGGCTTTGAGGCTCAAGAACAAGCGACCTGCATCTTTGGAGCGGCTCACACCGTTGAGCTGCACGTTCGGAATGTCAGTGGCAAAGATTTTGCCTGCATCATCCACATCCGTACCGCGCTGAAACGCAAACGGGCCTTCAGTGCCTTTCTTAACCGCTTCCCAAAAGTTGTACACACTGGGTTTGGGCTCAGCGACTTTGATATCAATCATGCCTTCTCGGGTCTCAAACTCGATTGATTCGTTGCCCGACACATGCAAGTAACTAAACTTGTTCCCTGGCGTAATCGTGAGGGTGGTGTAATCCACCGCTTGACCCAATAGCGTACAAGCGCTGACGGTAGCCGCTGTTGTGGGTACTGGCGTTGTAAGTGCCGACCAATCCACCGCTGGAGCGCTGGCTTCAGATACGGCTTCATCCAAGCCATAAAACGTGAATTCACAGTAAGGTAGGGCACCGATGTTGTGCACGAACGTGAACTCACCACGTACACCACTGAGCTTGTGCAGCACCTCACCCACGTAGTAGTAAATATCACCGTGCTCGAAATTTTCATCGACCAGGCTGTACACCACATCTTGCGCTGCTGTCACTGTGACCGCCGAGCCACACAAGCGCCAAAGCACATCGTTAATCGTTGGCACATCAACATTGCCATCGCCTGCAGGGCGAACAAGGGTTTTAAACTTGATGGCCTGGTACACTTCAATTGACTGCTCTAAGTTGCCACCCGCATAACCGAGTGCTTCTTGGATTGCCTCGGTCTTAATTTCTGGGTTGTAGTCGATGTCATACACTGGCACAGCAGCGGCTGCATCCAACGCCTGACCACTGCCATAAGCTCCCGCATTGATACCTGCCAGCACAAATTCGTTTAAGTCGCGCATCATAATGCGTTACTCCTTCTCAGTTTTGGCCGTGTTGGCCTGTTTGTTTTGCGATGCTTTAAAAGCGTCAAATTCGGCTTTGTTTACTCGCTTACCATCTGGCAGACGATAAGTAACACCACCATGGTGTGGGTTGTGTTGTAATTTGGGTTTAGCCATATGTCACCTCTTCAAAGGTTTCGATTGAGTAAAAATTTATCCACCACAGACCGTTGTCTGCCAGCGCTAACAGCTTGTCTTGCCCTCTTCTAAAAGCAGTTGATTGCCCTGGAGGCAACCAGCCTTGCAGTGAGGAGTGGGTAATTTCACGCAGCTGCTTAATGAGTTGATTGCCCTTTTCACCTGTTGGGTCATTTCGACTTTGCACCCCGAGAACCACAGCAAAAGACTCTTTGCGCATTCCGAACTGGCCGTTACTTGATGACATGCTCTTCATCGGCTCACTCCCCAACGGCAACACATAAGCACAGGTTGAAGCAGGCACCGATTGGTTCTTTATTGCCGCAAACGCCAACGCTCCTTTCACCTGATGAAAAACACGTTTACCGTCTGTTTGAAGGGCATTTAAACGGTCTTCAATCAGTGTTTCCATCAGATGAACCCTTTGCTTGTATCTCTTGCGAAAACACTGCCCGCACTTTCAATCACGGCCAAATCTGCACTTTGTGCTTTATCGCCGGTATCTGATATGCCCAGGCTAGTTTTGCCATCCCGAACGCTTTTTAAATAGCCAATCGCATCGTCATAACGCTTATTAACTTGGTCGGGAGCCTGCTCGTCGTAGAGATTGAATCGTGCGATATTGCACGCAAGCGAAGTGATAATCGGTGGCACGGTTGTCAGTGGCAGTTGGTAACGACCACCAAGGTAGCCATCAATCGTTGCTTGAGCATCAGCAATAGCCTGATCAAGCACCGCATCATCAATAGCGCCCTGGAGCTGGCGGTCTGTTAAGTCAGTCAGCTCACTTTCACCGAAACGGTCAATTAACGCTTGCTTGGTGCAATACATAACTTACTCCGACTCAGTGCGTAGCTGGGTTTGCAGCCAATCCCATGCTGCGTCACGCTCTGCTGCACTCGGCGTTATTTTCACCGTACTGCCTTCCTCTTTACCTTGTGTTTCATAGGTCAAGTCTTTGCACGTTGGCTTGTCAGTGAAATTGCCATCAATCAACAGCGCCACTAAAGGAGCGAGTTCTTCAGGCGCTGGCTCTATATCAACCGCCTTGATATCGGTCAGAGCCGGACCCAAACTTCCAGTGTCCACGTTTGATTCCCCGTCGGGATTTTCACCGTTCGATACCACTTCCACCGCAAGGCGTGGATCTTCATCAAGTTGAAGTAGGCTTTTTTCTGTAAGCTGGTCCACTGGCAGATCATTCTGACCTTGCTTAAGAGCGAAACCTGCACGACGGTAGCCATCAGGTTGCGTGCTCGTAACCATGACTGACGCAATTGCGCTAAGAACGAATTTTTTGGCCATAACATAGGTTCTCCAATAAGTTGGGAGTTAGTGAGCGTGCCTCAGCACCCTCACTATCACTGCGTTAAAATGCATTACAGGTAATCTGCAACCAATAACTCAACGCGACCTTTCAGTTCATTCGAGCTATTTGCATCAAGTTCACGCTCCAATAAGCGCGTCGCTGTTTTCTCCAGTGATGCAGGCACCACCAGCAAGGTTGGACGAACACCCAACTTGCGACCACCATCTGCTTTGAAAGCACGCATTTTTTCGATTGCATCCCAGAGGTTGTCTGCTGTTAGCTCACGCTTGTTACCAAAAGCGAGTTGCCAGAAGCCAAAGCCAGCTGCGTCTCGGCAATCCACGCCATAGCGGAATTGCTTACTCATAAACACCGCTTCATCATCATTTTTCGTCATCGCAACAAGCTGCGGCTTTTTGCGCTCTTGGAAAATGATGGGCTTCAGTGCTTTTGATGTGTCGAGTAAGAACCACGGCGCACCTGTGTAACCGCTACCCGTTTCGTCCACCATGTTAGCCACAGACTCTGTTGCACCTGATCCATCTGCATTAGCCGCTACTGGGTGGTCCGTATCGAAAAAGTTTTGACCGTCATAACACAAGGTCGTAAAACCTGCCGATAGCAGAGGGAAGCACATTTCGTCCGGGTGTATTTCCGCAGCACGCCCCATTTCAGTGAAAACAGGTGAGTAGATCCCTAAGTTATCATCTTCAATGTCGTTCTTATCAACGCCGACCGTTGACTCGTAATCTTCATTGGTGATGGTGTACGCATGCGCTTGCATGCTTTGGATTGTTCTATCCCCTACCCACTGTTTTAGTGAAGGGAACTTGCCAAGCCAGCCGTAGGTGTTCGACTTAGTCGTCGATTTAATCACCGTAGCAATTTTGCTGAACTGTGGTTTTGCTTCTGACTTACCTGCTTCAAAGTTTTGTTTAAAGCCCGTCATCAGCGAGGTTAAAAGTGCTGGGGTAACTAACGCCATTAGTTTTGCTCCTTAGCTTTGGCAAATTCTGCATGACTGATACCTAATTGGTCTGCAGCGTACGCATCTTCAACCGACAATGCGGCTGTGCCCTGGTTTGGATCTTGTGGTTTAGTTTGCTGAGTAGTTAACGCAGCAAGGGGTGAGCGCGCAGCCAGTACTGAACGAAGTGCAGCAACACCTTGCTGTTTGCCTAAATCCGTGAGGTACTCTTCTTCGCTGGCGATGACGCGACCATCTTGTTTAGCCTTGGCAATTTCTTGCTCAACCGATAAAGAGTCGCCTTCGCTTTTCAGTACAGCAATTTGTTCAAGTGCACCGTTATAGGTGGCAACAGGCACAAATTTTGATAAATCGACACCACCATCACTTGGCTTCTGCGCTTTAAGCGCTGCTACTTGCTGATTGGCGTCACTGAGTTGCGTACCAAGGCTGTCAACTTTGTCAGCTTTTGCCTTCAATGCTGTCAGCGCTGTGTGCGCGCTTTGGTAGTGTTCGTCGGTGACAGAGTCGCCATCAACTTGCACACCCAATAGCTGCAGCAATTTAATTGCTTCATTCATGGGAGATTCTCCACGTTGTGGGTTTGTTGAACTTTTAAGAACTGCCACTTTGTCCATGCCGTCCAACGCAGGGTCGTTGGTTAGCGCAAAGTGGCGTAATTTGACTGGACGCCCTGTCTGTTTGTCATAGTGAAAAACAGGGCTGACGTATCGGTATTCTTCGTTTTTCAGGTATTCACGCGCCTTGGGAGTCCAACGAACGTTGAGAGCAAATAACCCTTCACCTGGTACATATTCCAAATCCTCAGGAGAGAACCAGCCACTGGCTGGCGCTTCTTTGCCATTTTCTTCGGCAAGTAGCGTTTGGTGTTCATAATCAAAATGAAAGTCATTGCTGCGCAGCTGAGCATTGGCCTTTAACATGCTGGCAGCTTGCGCATCCAGCAACCAGTGGCCAACTTCAACATCATCTGGGCGGCCATCGCCTGATTTAAATGCACCGTCTGGCATTAGCATCACGCGAGGGCTGACACCTTGCTCGTCGATTTCTGCATCAAATCGACAGGCTGCTAAACCCAAGTCGACAGCTGACGACGCACACAGTGCGGCTAGGCCAAGGGATAATGTGAGAGTGCTGTTGTGCATAGTGAACGCAAATCAAGAAAACGTGCGTTCATTATTGAAAAGGAGTTAAGGGAGTTGGGTATGAGGTATTTCCCGAGAAATTGAGCTTGGTTCACTTACTCAGATTTGGGTATCTCGGCTGGTCAAAATATAAATGATCGCCCAAGCAACTACCAGCAATTTGCTGTCAATTTGCTAGTCAACATGGCAACAGATGAGAATCGCCATTGAAATGATGAGCACAACCCTGTTTAAACACTGTTTAAATTTCTCTGTATTGCGTTATTTTTAAATTTACTCACCATCATGCAAGTTTTAATAAATAACGCCTTAAAATGGCTTACAGTGCGTTAGCCAAGCAAATGATTTGCCAGTAGATCTAATATTTCATCTTCCCCTTGCTCGCCTAAACCCAAATATGGGCGTGCGGGGATTGCTGCAGGCCCTGGTGCCATATCGCTGGTCCCTCCGAGTTGGTGTATTGCCGCATACTCTTTATTACTTCCTATTTGTGCCCAGGTAGAACCGCTGTCTGTGGTAATGCTCGATGCCAACCCACCTTGGCTCATTTGCAGTATCTGCCCAAGTGCGCGAGCAGGGTTTTGCTTCACATAGTTATCTGAGAGTGCTTGCCATGCTTGCCCTGTTTCTGGGTCTTGTTCATTGGCGAAGGCATCTTCTGACTCACCTGAAAGCACTTGGGCAACGGCGGCCATTGGTGTCGACAAGTCGACTCCTGCTCTTGCCAGCTGCTGCAGACGCGCAAACGCGTTGCCTTTTAAACTGATACTAAACGTTGACAATAGCTTCACCCTTTTCAATAATCGGTTGTAGAAATTTTATGCGGTAGTGTTTCCAATCGGTAACGGTTAAGGCACGTTTACGTGCGTTATTATGCAGGTTCGACTCCTGCCCTACCGCAGCCTTTCTAACTTCCCGTCCCCAACGGCTCCCTGGATGTCGGCCAACTGAACCCTGAAAACGTTGATCACCGTATCTAATCCGTCGGCCTTATTGTCGTTAAACGCCACAACCACCTTAGTGACCTGTTTACCCTCTTCATGCACCAGCATCAGGTTGTTGTGCTTGGTATCCCAATACACTTTTGTGCCAGGGTCATTTATCCAGGTATAAAGCTGGCGGTATTCGCTAAGCGTCAGGGCTTGCCCTTTCGCCTTATGCTTTTGGCTGTGTGCATGCGCCAACGCACGCTCTGAGATAACCAATACCCGAGCCGCATCAATACCTTTATCGAGTAATGCCAAATGAATTGCGTCATCTAAAAAGCTTAATACTGTTTTATGCATAGGCCGTGGACCATTAGCTCTGAGTGCAACGTTATCACCCACACGCTTTGCTGCTTGATAACGCTCCACTCTTTCTATGGAACTCACCAACCAATTGCTTGCAGCTAGCTCACGCAGTCCCGATTGGTTTAAAGCTTGTATTGCTTGATAGCGGATAGACGCAGGCACCCGCCCTAACTTTTGAGCAACGGAGATATCCGTGCCAAAGGTACTTGCTCCTGGTGAATACGCCCAGCCAATGTCGGGGGTCATTACTGTATCTTTATCGACCCTGATACGCGCATGATCAACGGCCATCACTTCACCTGTGGACTTTCGAACAGTCTCTGCAGTAAAGCGCTCAATCATACCGTCGCCGCTTTCGACTTTCAGTCCACGGGCTTTCACCTGTCTTGCTGTCAGCGTTCGAACACGACAACGGCACCCCCAGCCATTTGGCGGAAATATCACTTGCCAAATTGGGTCGTCATAACGAAACACCTTGCCATGTAAGGCGCGATGCTCAGGGCGCGTTTGCGTGTCTCGTATGGCGATGTATTGCCAATAGGGGTGCGTGTTGGCGCTGGCAAGCATCCCTCTGTAGCGACCTGACATGTACGCTGTTTGCAGGTTCACGCGATAAATATTGTTTAGCCGATGTGGACTACCGAGCTGGACCTCGACGCCATCACGCTCTTCTTTTCCCCACCAACCCAATGCTTTTAGTTTCGGGGTTAAACGCTCTCGAAACTGTTTAGCGCTGAGCCCTTCTGTGAGCGCGGCATCCAGTTCGGCTCTTATTGCCTTGAGGATATCAAGGCTTGCTGCACGCGCTACTGTGAATGCCTTTGCGTGAACGCTCTGCCACACCTCTTGCCAATCATCTGAGATGCGATACCCCTTGGCACGAAAGTAAGCCACCGCATCCGCTGGCGGCAACCCAAACACTACACTTAAATCAACCGCTTTAGGCATCAGCTTCACCAAGTAACTCAGCCGCAAACATTAACCGTGATAGATACTCGGTCAGCTGCTCATGTGACAGTGTTGGGTATAACGCTTCTAGCGTCACCTGCGCCAACTCTGGCCCCTGTGCTAAGTCTTCAAATAACGGGGCAAGCATCGCTTCATACTCAGGTGATTGCTCACCCGTAGCAATCGCATCTAGTGCTTTGTCTAACTCATCTTGGGTATCGACAGAGGGATTACTCTTCAAAGCTGCCAACGCTTTCAATGCTGTAGGTGCGTCTTGTTGTGGCTGCACTTCAGGTGTTGAGAGGGATAGCACCGCTTCACCGTCTTTGGCTTCGGGTATTTGTGTTTTATCGTGCAGCCATGACATCGGGATTTTGGTGCCCAGTTCAACTAAGGTGCGCAGTCCTGGTGCTAACTGACTGATGTCTTCCGCCTGACTTAAATCAAAACTAAAGCGCGGTATACGACGCGGTCCGCTGTAACTGCGACTATTTAGTGCATGCAACGGATAAATGACATCGCGTGTAATAGTGTTAGCAACTTGGTGTAAGTCGGACTCAACAAGGTCGTCCATAACATCAAGGTGCACATTACCCAGCGCATTGGTGCTGGTTTTGCCATCTGCCTGGCTTGTTAAGGTGGCACCAAGCACCGCTTTAGACTGTGTTAATTCGCACCAACGGATCATCGCTTCAAATGGCGAGCTTTGACCGTCTGCAGCATTGTGGAAGTCAATGTCCATACCTTTTGGAATAACACCGCCTGCGTTGTGGCCAATTGAAAGAACGGCGCGAAGCAACGTCGTCTTTTCTTCTTCACTAGCGCCACTTGGGTACTTACCTAAACGCAGCGGCAAGCCATATATTTCTAAAAACTCTGCCAGATCACGAATGCTGTAATTCTTGAACAAATACGGCCATGCCAACACAGAAGTGAGCCCAGCGCGATGGATATACCCAGATTTTGATTTGTGTACATGCTTCACCCAGCCAAATGGGTTTAGCGCCTCACCTTCTACCGTTCCATTGACTAGACGCAGCTCGTTGTAGTCTTCTGGATGGGTGGTAAATAGTTTCTGATCACGATACTGGTAGCCAACAATGTCATGACGATTTTCGAAGTAGTCCCAATTCAGCTCACAGGCACTGAAGCCTTTTAGAATACCGTCGCTCAAATCAAAGATGAGATCCGTTAACCAAGTGGCGTCTTGCAACTGCTCTTTGAGCTGCTCTGCGTCTTTTTCTTCTTGCTTGCTCGCGTTACGCGGTGGCTCTATGGTCCAATCGAACTTTAACCAGGCACGTCGACGCTTTGATAGCTCACTAAATAAATGGCCGTCTTTATCTTCCATATCCTTGGCTAAATCAGCTTGGGCGGACAAATCTCCCCCTTCAGCTGCTTTGAGCACCTGTGTTAGTTTGGCTGGCGTTAAGCCTTCACTGGGGTGCTCAAACTGCTTTAATAGCGAACCAACTTGGCTATTGTCTACGACTTGGCTTTGAGCAAGCACTTTGCTCGAAATCGGTTGCCCATAAATATCTACTAACTGGCTCATCGTTACCACCCACCGGCATTTTCAAACATGCCGCCTCTGTAATCATTGTCTTTGTTTGCAGTGTTCTTGCCTGGAAGCGCTGTGTACTCGATAGCACTGCCGTCCATCTCTACTGCTCGCACCAACATGGCGATTGAGACCGCACTGTCACCATGGCGCTTCTCACCATCACTGCCCTTGTTTTTACCTTTGTCTACTTGAGGAATACCGTTTTCAATTTTGATGTGGCCAAGGTCATCAAGTACATCCTGATCTTTTGGCAATTTGATGTTGTTTGTCTCAAAGTAATCCTTAAGTTTCGGCATCCATTCCCGATACCACGCTTGTGATAAATGGATACAATCAACAAGCTCTGTGCCAAACTTTAGTGATGCGGCTTCAGCCAAATATCCGCCGTTACCCGTTGCATCAAAGGCCATGCCTCTGAGCCTTGGCAATCGCGTGGCGATATACAGCATGATTTGCTTTTGCTGCTCGTAGGTCACATTGCGCAGTTCGACCATAAATGGCGCGGTGAGCGATGTGTCCTGATTCACCTCACCAATGGTGAACACGGTTAAGTCACCGCTTCGCGCGAAGTCCTCACCAAAGGCATGGCTTAGATCAGGATTTAACTTACTCAGTAACGGGTCTAAATTCTGTTCGCACCAGGTGTTAACTTCACTGACTCGCTGCTCTTCTGTCCAGCTTTCAAAGTCATCAGGTGCTTTGTAGCGCACCACAACACAGTCATCACTTTGCGCACGTTCGCGTAGCCGACGACTTAAGTATTGGCCCGCACCTTGGCTTGGTACGCAGTAGAGTTCTTCATTTGCCGCGTCTTTAGTTGGGTAAAACGCCACTTGCGCAGCGAGCCATTCGTCTTCTTTGTCCTGGCTCCATTGCTGGCCACTGACCAAACAAATGCGCTTATACAAGCCATGTTCGAGTGCTTTATCTATGGGGATATGATGAACGGAATAGTTTTTATCCCCCCTTCTTGCAGCGGTTATTAGGGTGTTAAACAGGTTATCTACACCATTATGAGTCGAGATAATACGTACTTTTCCGCCCCACATCGTCAGTGCCATGGCGGCTTTAAGCACTTCGTCTAAACGGTCATGGAATGCGGCTTCATCAATCACAACGTTGCCCTGACGACCACGTAAATTACGCGGGTTAGAGCTCAGTGCGACTATCTTCTTACCGGACTTTGGAAACTTTATCTCAAAGGTGTTGATGCTCTTTTTGGTGCCGTCTTCGTCTTCATCCTCGAATACACCTTCTTCTATCTCGCTCATGACCATATTGAGCTTTTGTGCCCAGAACGCGCAGGCATCAATAAACTCCTTGGCCATTTCTTTATCAGAGCCGAGGTAGTAAGTATTTTGGGCATTGGTGGTTGCCACCGCGCTCATGACATCATCAAGCGCTTCAGCGAAGGTTAAACCTGTACGGCGTGACTTTTCGGCGATTTTTACCACCGACTTATCTTCTATCCAGTCGCGCTGATACTTAAACAGGATTTCAGTACCAAGGGCGACAGCTAAACTCCCCGTGATTTTATTAAGCGGTTGCTCACCTGTTTGCAAAACATGATCACCCATGCTGCAGCCCCAGAATATCGCGCTTAAAGAAAGCCAACATTTCTTCTTGGGACTGTGGCAGGTTCTCGTTTTTCACCTGCTCGTCCAAGTCGGCTGCTAGTTTTTCTGCGTAAGCTTTTTCAATTTCCTGCTGGCGCTTGTGCGCAGCCATGGCCGTAGACTCTAGGCGCTGTGCGGCCAGCATGGCGTCCTTTATCATGCCAATATCAACATCGTTTTCATCATCAGGATTTAGCAACTGGTGCTGCATGGCCTTGAATAGTTGCGAGCGGCCCATCTCTAGAATGAGCTTGGTGGTGTCGCCTGTTGGCTTGTCTCCTAACTCAGCGGTCAGTGCCTTTGTTGATTCGCGTAACTCACGCAGCTTCTGGCCGATGGCTTCTGTTTTTTGTGCATGACGAGACAAGCCGCTGCGACTAATCGTCGCCTCTTCGTCGAGCCCGGCATCGAGTATCAAACGGTTTATTTCATCTAAGATATCCGCTTGAGAATGCCGCTTATCACGCAGCATCGCGTGTAACTTTTGCTTGATACACTCCGGCAACTGGTCAATCTTACTGGACTTGCCTCGGTTCACTTTGTCCATGTTACCCCCGAGGTGCTGGGCGTTTTATGCCTGGCACAATACTTCGCCCCTCTGCCACATCAATACCTGCGTGCGTCACTTTTACCACCCATGTATTTTCAGACAAACGTTCAATGATTACGTAACCGTTTTGCTCCAACCAATTGAGTTGAGTTTTAAGTTGATCACGACTGCAACCAAGTCCATAGCTTTGCAGAACGTCTGCCAGCATACTGGTGTTGGCACCGTAATCAGGTGATTCTTTAAGCGATATTAAGATGCTGATACGTTGGTGTTCAGCCATTACTTTATTCAGTGCCACTGCGAGTTCCCCTTAGCTCATTTTCCATCAGTAAATCGGTTACACGTTGCAAGTTACCTAGTTGCGGTGACAGTGCATCAATTTTGCCACCCACTTCGATTAAACGCTTGTCTAACTCATGAATGTCATCTGCACTTGGCAAATCTGCAACCGTCGTTTCAACGGTGTTTAACCGCTGTGTAAGGCCGTCGTAATGCTCTCGTTGCTCTTGTCTGTAAAGCTCGTGCTCTTTTTTGCTGACAAACGTTGAGCGCAGCCACGCAATAGCACCACAGCCTACGATTAAAAATCCTGCAGCAAGTAACTGCTTCCACCACTCCAAAATAAAATCCATGTTTAGCGCCTATAGTGTTTTTGTTTTTCTTCTATTAGCAGTTGGCAATCTGCACAAGTACTGCAATTGCGTATTGCCTCGCGTCTTCGTCGTGGGATTGACTCACCACACTCTTGGCAATGTTCAAACTCAGCACCTGGTGCGTTGTATCTCGCACTTTGCTGCGCGAGGGCCGCCTCACGTAAGAGTTCATCGGTGCATTGGGCACGGTCAAACTTGTCCATCGCCAGCTCCTTTGGTTTTAAGTTTATCGAGCACTTGGCCCACGCCTGGTATAGCCTTTTCAACCGAGCGGCCGACCACATAACCACCAAGGCCAAGTTTGAGCAGCTCCCACGCTTGCTCAGACAAGCGAAACTCCAACAACCCAAACGAGTCGCAGATGATGAGAAATAGAAATGTCAGCATGGTGAGAGGACGCCAGCTACGCTGGAGCCAGCTGTGCCCTTGCGACTCAGCGGTAATAATACTGGCTTGCTGTTTTACAACCACGCTTTTGAGCTCCAGCACTTGGCGCTGCAGGCCAATTACTTCGGTGTTTATTACACTCTCAATTTTTGCGAGTTCGTTGGTTGCAAGCAGCTTTTCTTCATCAGAGGTAAAGAGGTCATCAATTAGATTGGCGACAGGCTCAACTACGTTTATCCAAGGGCTAGCCATTGCGATGCTCCTTGATGTTCAAAGCTCTTAGAGGTGCTCTTCTGCCGTGATTCAATCTGTCTAAGCGCACACGAATGTCTACCTCTGAAACCGACTGCCAACCTTTAGAGAACTGACTTTGCATCGTGCCATCGTGGCTGTGCAGGGGGATATCATCAGGGTTGAACGGATGCTGGTTCATGCGCGCAGCTAACTCATTCTCAATGCGCGTGGTGCGGCCCTTGTCATACGACCATTGCCAATTATCAGCCATGATGCACCTCCGCAAAGGCCAGCTCGGTAATGTGTTCAAGGCGGTTGTACCACCCTTCAAGATTGGGGTTTTGGCTTGGATCATTGACGCAAATACGGGCATATTTTCTGGCTCGGCCAATGCTAAGACGCGCAAGGATGGTGGCAACTTCGAAGTGGTACAGCTCTTTCAGCGTGTTTGGGCCGATGATGCCATCAGCACTGACGCCTATTTTGCGCTGCAACAACTTAGCGCTGGAGCCAACACCGTGCTGAACTGCCGCATCAAACAGCATGAGGTTAACCCCATCTGGTAGCTCTTCACCGTGAATGGGTCGCCAGTAGTGGCGATGATAAAGGCGTACCGCCTGTTCAAGCGTGAGACTCGCAATATCTACGCTTGGGAATGCCCGTTGACTGATACCGAACTTAGTAAGTCCGCCACGGTCACTGGCTTTGTCATTGATGCCGCCATCATCACGCAAGCCACCTTCAAGGTGCAAAATTTGCAGCATGCATTGTGAGAATGCCAATGAGTAAGGCGCGAGTGCGGCCTGTACGTCTGGGGATGTTTTAAAAACTGATTGCATATCGAAAAACCATGATGTTTTTCGATATTTTGGCTAGGTGCGGTTGACTATTGGTGGTGCGGGGTTTCGGGAATGTCAGTGGGTGCGATGTTTACGTTAAGCTGCTTAAAGTAAGCACCGCTATTTACCACCTTTTCCTTTTTCATTTTTGGTCGTTTGTTGAGTTTCAGATATTTTTTTCATTTCTGTAAACAGCTTACTAGCAGTGCCATTTAAGAACCAGCCACCGACAGCCAACCCACCTGCGATCACTCCGCCTATGACGTATGCTTTGAGTTTAAACTTATCAAACTCAGTTTTGTGTGCGTCTACTTTGGATGTTATGGAGTCATTCTTGTCGTCTAGTTTTTGAGACAGGGTTGATACCTCGTTACTAACAGAGGTAGTTACTTTATCCACACCACTATCTAAACGGTCAGCAATTTTCTCCATTTTGGTTTCTAATGCTGAATCAATTTTTTCAACAAGCTGTTCTAACTTACTAAATGATTGGCTTTGGTGCTCCAAATGAGCCTCAGCACGGGCCAGTTTTTCACCTAGTTCTTTTTGGCTTTTTAGAACCCATTGAAGGTGTGTGTGTTCAGAAGCACCACCACTCGCCTTGCTCTGCTCCGCTGTGGGAGTTGAATATGGTTGTTGATCCATCAATCTACCCTCTTATTCAGCCATTCCCATACGTCACTCGTTTGAAATCCAAAATAAGCATCTACAGGCATAAACATTGAGGCCGATGGCTCATGCTTCTCACCTTTAGGGTCACCAAAAAACTTTTTATACACTCCCTGAGGGGTAATTTTCTCTTCCTCGTACACCAACCACGCTAATTCGCCAATTTCGATATAATTATCAGGAGCATAAAGTCTTTCGATAATTATTTTTAGACCAGAACTATCTCTTTCGTTTCTTCCAATTACAGAAAACACAGCCATTATGGAACTCCATCAAAATTAGACACAAAAAAAGCCCACCACCTCTTGTAGTAAGCATACTTCTTCTTTGCTTTAAAGTGCGCTGTAACACGTATATAAGTGCGTTGAATAGCTTTATCAAGTACGCAAATTAACACGTTTTGTGTTACTTAATAACGGTAATCTTAATTGGTGTTAGGAATGAATACAACGTTTTTAGTTAAGCGAAGTGTAACCGAAACACGATTAAAACCGCATTTACCAGCTGTTTAAACGCTATTTTTGCTTAACTAAAATTAATAAAGGCCGCATTGCGGCCTAAAACTTAATTGTGTTGTTGTGTTTGAATAGAGTGCTGCAATCGGTTGGCTACGTTCTTTAGCACCGTTGCTAAATCGGCAGGGTCGAAGTACAGCTCTGTGCCACTGGGCACGCTGGACAAATCAGCGAGCAACGACAAGGTCGCGTGAATTTCTTGCAGCTCATCTAAAGCGCGTGTGGAGTTGCACATATTAACGCCCTCCATTGGCTATAATCACATTGCGCACCGCACTACGTGAGCGTCCCACTTCTTTAGCAATAGCGGTGTAACCCAACCCCTTTGCGGCCAGATTTAGAATTTTACTGTGCTCAACCTGATTGAGCGGAATATTCGGGGCGCGCGTCGTTAGCTTGCGCGTGTGCAGCGCCACGGTTTGTTCTAGCAATTCAATGTACTTTTGTTGCAGCTCATTATAGCCCTGCTCATGGGCCAAGCTCTCCTGCAACAACGCATGATAGACCTGTTTATCAACCCTGATGCTCTCTTGCTCAGGTTGCTTTAAGCGTTTGGTGTCGAGAAACACTTGGTTAACCTGCAATTGAAATGCGGGGCTGATCCAGCCCGCGTAACTAATGGCCAGCAGCTGGTGCGCAAATGTGCCTTGTACTGAACCACCGCGAACTTTGTGTAAAAGTTCACCGTTGCTCAGATCTGAGCAACGCTCCCCAAGCTCTTTTATAAGCTCAGAGGTGCTATCCAGTCTAAGCCAATTGCCTGGTCGCTTTTGGGCACCGACACCACTGGCTTTATGCAAAGCATTAAGGTTAATACGCTGCTGTTCATCAAACGGTATGGGGGTGTTGGCGATGGTAATGGTCGCTAAAGGGTGTGCATTAGGCATAAATGCCTCCTATATGTTTTTCTGAAAATAATGGGTGTCAGGAGGTTCAGAACGGCCATATAGAGCCGCGGACTTATTTCCCCGAAGGGTGTTGTATTCGTCGCCCTCCCGACATAGACGTGAGATCTATGCTGGGGTTAATGCGCATTACTGCTGGCGCAACAGGCATAAAAAAGCCAACACTGTCGGGGTTGGTAATATCCGCTATATGTGAGGTTCTGACGCCTCTGACAGCGATAACTCTATGCCTGCTTGGGGTTTATGTCAATTTTATTTTGTATGCACTGATGAAAACTGCGCCCAATCCAGTTCTTTAATTTGCTCAACCGTGGCCGCCACTTGGTTCAGGCGCTTGAGCGCTCGGTTCAGGTTTTGCTGCGGTACTTGGTTTAAGGCGGACGCCGCTTCCTGACTCATGCCTTTGCAAAGGTGGTCAATTAGCGCTTGCCTGATTGCAGCGCTGTCTAGGCGGGTAAGCGCAAACAATAGCGCTACCCTTTCTTGGCTTTCACCACCTTGAATTAATGCGTACATAAAACATCACTTATCTGATTTGGGTTTAGGCTCGGGCTTAGGCTTCGTAAGCGCAAACCAATTGTGCGCACGGCGCTTAACGGTTCTTTTCATTGTCTTCACCCCCGCTCACTAATGCGAAATACTTAACAACCAAAAACCGACCTAACTGACGCGCGATACGGCGCAAATAAGGCAACACCAGCAAGATGGCCAGCATCAATGCCAACTGCAAAACAGCTTCTTGTTCACTCATTAGAACAAACTCCTTTGTCTACGTGCTTTTTCCGCACTGCGTTGCTGTTGGATAATCTCCAGCACGCGGCGCTCAGTTAATGCAAATTTCACTGCCAACGACTCGATGTTGTTGCCTTTGAACTCAGACCAAATCTGTATGTCACGCAGCGCTGCTTTTAAGCGCTGGTCGGTAGGCAGGTAAATATCACGCCCGCCGAAATAGTGACTAAGCGCAAACGTTAAGCCCTCGGCTACTTTGTCTGCGTCAGCAATGTTTTTCTTTTCAAGCTCGCGCTGAAGCAGCATCACTAAACTTTGTAAGGTGCTGGGCCAACGCTTGCGTACATCGTCTAGTTCTTGGCCTTCGAGGTTGGCCAAGCATGCTTGCAGTTGTTCAACTTCACTACCAAACAAGTCACTTTGGCTTTCCTCTGGATGGTTCGTCTTTGGCTGGCTCATGACTCTTCACCTTTAAAATGTGGTTTAAAGTTATTGCTGTAGCGTTTCATCTGTTCTTCAAACGCTTTCTTGTTCTGCTCGTTAGTTAGCTCGACACCCTGAGTCTTTACTTCAATGCTATTGCTTCGCTGCTCTTGAGTCGGGGCTGTGCATTGCTCAAGTGCACTACTGAGCACTTGCTTCAAATAGTTATGATTTGCGAGCGGTTTAACATCTTGATTGTTTAACCGCTTATTCATAATGGATTGCACTGTTTGGTCCATTGCCATTGCGAGCGCTTGGTGATTTTGTGTAAGCGCTAGCACCTCTTGGGCTAACTTGACGGCGCGGCTGTTACTTAGGTCTTGCTTCGCTGGACGGAACAACCCCAAGTAGCTCACCATAGCTCGCCCGGTGTGTTTGCCCATTCCTGCAACGATAGCCAGCAGCTCTTTACCTGCATCATCCTGGACCATTTGATCCAATGTGATGTGGCTCTTACATATGGGGCAACGACTTAGCTTCATTAATGCTGTACTCATAGATTTCGCGAAGCTGCTCATATCCGTATTCAGGCAGCAGGCTCATTGAAATTCTGGTGGCGACTATCCGTTGCGTCGCGTCGTCAAAGGTTTGCACATACACATCGAGCTCATTAAGCATGAGATGCTCAATCATTTCACGCGTGTGCCACTTCTTAAGTGCTTCAAGCACTGGGACCGCTTGTTTGTAAGTCAAAAACTGAGTATGAAAACTCACGTTTTCACCCACTTTGCGGCGGTTAAGCATGCGATTAACGAATGCATCCAGTGCAGTCTCAGAGCCATCACGCACAAACCCTTGCTTGTGCATGGTGATCCAAATGGCGCGAATCTTATTAATTTCGCCCAATTGTCTTGCGCTGGACTTAGGACTCATACGCTTTTTAGACCCGTTTGAACGGCATTTAAACCCGCTTTTTTTAAAGTGTTCCAACACCGCCGTGAGCTCTTTTACCCCTAACTCCTTGCATGACGTTTTGCCTGTGACGCCGCGCAGTGCTGAGCGATAGGTGTCATCATCCAAAGCAAGTTGAGACTTAGCGATATGGATAAGCTGAATTAGCTTTGCTTTGTTCATTTCTCATCCTTATTTGTTTCTTTTTTGCAAAACCCGTTCTCGCCAGGCTTTGGAAAAAAGCCGCATCCATGCAGCTTGCAAGGTCAAACGTTAGCGCTAGTTCTAACGTTTACTTGAAGACATTTCGACGCCGTTGATTTTCATCAATTGGCTTTGAACACTCATCGTTAACCCCTGAAACTCGTACTGAAGGAGTACAGGCTCTTTGGCTTTTACTATCTCGTTTAATAACTCAACGGCAGATGTTCTTGGTGTTACGCGAATTTGCTTTTCCATGGTGAACTCCTAGAGCTTGGCGATATCGAGGGAGATGGCTTTCTCTTGCTCGCCATCTTTGGTGTAAAAGCGAATGAAGCGGCGAGAGTCAATCACCTCTATGGCATCCGCGATAATGTCCATTGCCTGTTGCCACTTGCCGCTTTCATCATTGATGGTGAGACGACGCAAGCCCAGAACACGCTGTACGCTAATTTTGCCTTTCTTATCTGTTGCAAATGTTTGCTCAATAACAGCCTTGAGGTTTTCATTGGCCCCGGCACTCCACTCATTAAGGCACTGGTCAATTAGCGCTTTTGCGGCAACCAATTCAGGGCCCAGCTCAATGGATTCTTGAACCTGCATCACAACCTTATGCTTGTGGTCAAAGCTGCGTAGCGTCACATTGCCTTTTTTACCACCGAGTTCTACGCCATATTCGTCACTTAATAACGACACGAAGGCGTCAAACTCAGCCATTTGCTGGCGCTTAAATTGTGCCAGTGCTTCTTTTTGCTGCAACGCCAGTTCAATTGCCTTACATGCAAACTCATGACGCACCACATCTGCAGGGCGAATGTTTTTCACAGGCACTTGAGCACCGCGATGATCAGTTAAAAATTCAGCTTGCATTTGCTTCTCCTTCAATAAATAAAATCAGTTGCCCGAACAGCGTCGCGCTGCGTACACTGCGCGTTTGGCCACCCCGCTTTTCTGTGATAACAGGCAGGTTATTTGGCGCTTTGCCACAGACTTCAAAAACGTGACGTTTGTTGCCTTTGCGCATCGATAGAACCTGCAATCCTCGACGCTCTAGCTCTGAAATAATGGGTTGTATCTTCATCGTTTTATTTCCCAATTCTTGAATGTGGGCAATCACCACGACACGCCTTGTACAGCTGCACTCGAATGTGGTTGGTTGCCGCGAACTTGCGACTTTGGTGGTCAAGGCACACGTTGATAGGAATGTCGCCAATAATCGGGCAACACACTTCTTTGGCCATAAAGGCACCATTAACTTTTTGCTCAATGGTCTGGGTACTGGCGTTGTATTTCCCCTTCAGTACCTGGCTAACAGTAGCCTTAGACATATTTAATTTCTGAGCCACTCTGCTTAAGCCATGTGTGTCCACTTCCTGTTGGAGTACCTCCAACCAATTAGAGCTGCTCATGAACTTCTCCTACATTGACTCGCTGCATTACCGATGCCTTCTGCTCTACCTGCTTAAATGGCTGCAATTCCTTTTTATTCACATCAAATACGCCATCTGCTTTAGGTATGGGACGCGTTGGCCCCGTATCTTTTAGCAAGCGATAAACCGTTGTTTCACCCGCACGCTCAATAACATTGCCAGTACGCGGAGCTTGTTTAACAACAAACAAGTACCCTGCTTTTTTTAATTGTGAGATATAGGACTGCGCTGACTTAGCTGACACCTCCGCTGTCGTTGCCACTTGTGCAGCATCAAAATCTCTTAAAATTCGCATCGACTGCCACATTTTTTGCCTTCCCGAAATTGGTGTTACAGCTTTAGATTTTGCTTTATCAAACGGCCTTGCTTTAGGTTTCAGGACAGTGAAAAAATCTTCGTCATAGTCCTTTGTTCGATTGATAATGCCTTTCCCTTCTAGACGCTTAGCGAACGCCTTTAAACTTTCCATGTTCGTATGCTGTAGCGCCGCGTTGACCTGGCTTAAGCGAAACGTTTTAAGAACCGTCATGGCCTCCCAAGCTTCTTGTAAATGTTTACGGCTCACAGCAACCTCTTACGCTTTCTTTAAGAACAAGTCTTTGTTGCCCCATTGCATGAGGTCGATACTGTCTAAATCATTGGCCTTAGCCATGGCCTCAATCTTTGATAGGCCCGTGATGATGCGACGAACTTCCCCATCTGTTTCTGCTAACAAAAACTGCAGCAAGTCGTCTTGGATTTTAATTTCGGGCTCAACAACGGCTGCTACCAAGGTTTGTAGATCGTCAAATGTCGCGGGTTTGAACTCTAACCACTCAGAAATGCGGTTATAGAACTGTTTGTGGCGCTGCAGCTTGCGACGCACTGACTCCATACCAATAAGGATCACAGGGCTGGCTGTTAAGTCGTGAATATCGCGAACACTCTCAAGTGTGCTTTTGTCATTTAAGAGATAATCGGCTTCATCGATAAACAATGGGCGGCTTTCAAGCGCCATACGTTCAACGATGTACCCAAGCATGAGTTCTTTGCTGTGGTATTCAGGGCCACTCAATTCTTTCACGATTTGGCGCAGCAATTGCGCTAAGCTCATACCTGATGTGGCGCGGATATAGATACCGTTACAACGGTTGACCACGAAGGCTGTAGCGGTAGTTTTCCCCAAGCCTGGATCGCCATAGATTAGGCCAATTCCTGGTACGCCATATGCGCGGCCAGACAGGCTTTCAACCATCATTTGAGTTTCTACTACGTTGTTAACAATTGCGATTTGTGTTTTCATGACTTATAGTCTCCTAGGTTTATTGGGGGATTTGGCGGTGTTGTGATTGGCTCGCCATATCCCTGTCTTCTATCAATGAATCGAAACGCGATGACATCGCACGGTTTTGTTGTTCCCACGTATTCAGCCAAGTCGCCTCTTTCTCTGTCAGCTCACGCTCCAAACGTTGTTGCTTTAAATACATGGCTTTATCATTTGTGTTTCTGAAGATTGGGGTTGGGTTGACAGCCGCAACTTCTGCTTCTTGCTGCATTTGTTGGCGGCGTTTTTCTATTTCGCTCAGTCGCTCACTATCCAATACAGGGCGCTCACTATCGAGTGCAGCTAACGCTGATTGCATCATCGTGTTAGTGTGTTCTACCTGCTGTTTTGGTAACGATGTCAGAGATTGATTTTGCTTTTGGTAATGATCGAGTACTTCATTCGCAATGTCTGAAACATTGACCGACTTAGCCGTTTTCTTGGCTTCTTTAAGCTTTTTAGCTGTGACTGCCTTTTGGTTCTTCTTAGCAAGTTCAGCTATTTCCTGTCGCGTCAGCCCTGCTGATTCAATTTCGGGGTCAACTGCGATACAGACAAACTCTTTGTTGATGCGATTAAAGACATAAATGCGGCCAACATTCTGAGGGTCCCATTTACAAAAGACTTCCTCGCCGATAATTGCACCAAGTTCGGGAGCAATATAAACACCACCACTAACTTTGATACCCTCTTTACCTACGGAACGTAGCCCGCGATTCGATGGCACCGGTTGGAGCATGACATCTAGTAATCGTTCATCATTAATGACTCGAATCTGGTCGCGACTTGCTGCGTAAACATCATGCGGAGTTTTGCCATTTAAATTGCTGTGGGGGCGATGCATATAGCGGTTTTCAATCCAGCTATCAATAAAGCTTTGCAATTGCTCAGCCGATAAATTCACTTCAATCGGTTCTTGGGCGCTGCCTGACTTTTGTCTCTTAGCCAAACGTTCTGCAAACGTCTTTCTTGCCTCAATAGCCTGGCGCTCGGACACGTTATGTCCGATATATCCAGTTAGCAATTCAGCAATATCATGGCTGAATGTCTTGAAAAAACGCTCAATATAAGGCTTTTCTTCACCAGAAAACGGGCGTGTAGTTTGGTGTTCAATTTCTAAAGCATCAAACACGCTTTTTATTTGAATTGATGTGTAATCTTTACCGTTATCCGTTCTTGCAACCTCGGGGATCCCCCACTCTAAAATTGACTTACGAATAACAAGGCAAATACCTTCTGAGTTTGAAGTTGGATGCACAACGACCGCTGGACGACGTGTGTACACATCAATAATACCGATTAGTGAGAACCTGCCGTCTGTCAGCATCACATCTGCTGGTGTTGAATCGAACTCCCAAAGTTGGTTAATTCTGGTAATGTTCTCATCCATTTTGCCCATTGCAGACATGAACTTATTTTTCCAGGCATCAGGGTTCGAAATCTTTGTGTACAAAGATTTATTCTCAGCTTTCCAATCATCCAACCAACGACGGGTTGCTGACTCTGAAGGAATAGCCTTTCCTGCCCCAGCAAAACGACTAATTAGGCCGTCCCTTAACTGAGAGGCTTTTACATGGGGATATTCATAGATCATACCTATGCAGAATTTCTGTAGGCATTCATCATTTTTGATGATGGACTTTACTTTTTTCCCTTGGCGACTAACCAGCCCAATAGGGCCGTTCTCTCTGACAATTTTTTCCCAACGAAGCAAGGTAATACGCGACAGGCTTGGTACATAAATTCTTAGCTCTGGTTCTACAGGCAGCCAGCCATTATTATATCCCTCACAAAAGAGGTCATAACCACGCTTCTTGGGCAATCTCCGTTCTTGAATAAACGCTGCTGCTAGCTTAGTTAAGCGAAACTTGGCCTCAGCTTTCTTAGGTAGACTCTCAAGGCCGCCTAAAGCTATTAATTTTTCAGCGTTACGTTGCCGCTGTTCTTGAACGTTTTTCTGGTTTTGAAGCTCGGTTACGGCTAGATACTGACGACCGCTCACTGATTCACTGGAAGTGTCCATCTCAATTTCTTTTTCTTGAACTTGAATACGAACATATTCAGGCAAGTTTGTACCTGCATACTTTCTAGCCACCCCGCCACGCACACGTTCTTCAACATAAGGCCACTCTTCTTCCTTGGCTTTTATTTGCATTGTGCGCTTGCTTACACCGAGTAAATCTGCGAGTTGATGTGCTGTGTAATACTTCATATTCATAGCTCCGGCTTACGCACTGGTCTGCCACGTCTTCGATTTGGCTTACCATCTACACCATAACGCTCAGGCCATATGTTTACGGGGCTCTCACCAATCACTTCAGCTATAATCCTCTCCGCTTTTGGGTACGGACGATGCAAAGCACTTTGCATCGCTCCTGCGCAATAGCCTCTTGATAAAGACAGTTGTCGCAACGACCAACCTTCCTTTTCTATTGCAGCTTTAATATCTGCTTTACTCCAACCAATGCACATAAAAACAATCTCACCTGTGTATATTTTTGTGTTCATGCAATCAAATATAGCAACACAAAAATGGACTTTCAACACGTTTTATGCACACAAAAATAAACTTTCACTTATCTATATGATTTTTAAAGTATTAATTTGGCAGTTGCAGAAGGTACGTTCGGATCGCCCTTTCGCTCTTTTAAGATCGTGCTTTCGCGCTTTCTACATAACTGTTTGAAGAGATTACCTAATGGGTGAGTTAGGATTTATTTTGTATGCACGCAGATTCATGCTTAAATACAAAGAGTAGATTCATCCTAATAAATGTTTTAGATGGGCAAATTTAATCAGTTACTAAAAGAACATCGAGAGCAACAAGGTATGCAAGTCAAAGAACTTGCAGCAGCTACCGACTTACATAGAAACACTGTTTCGAACTATGAAGTCGATAGAGATCAACCTGTTGATTTCCTAATTAACTTTTCATACTTGCTGAACTATCCATTTTTGGATCTGATGAAAGAGCGAGTGTCTTGCGCGAATGCCTTGCCAGAAGCCATTGAGTCAGCGATGGATTCTCTTTTAGGTGCAAATAAAGAATTACCTGGAAACTCATATATGGTTGAAGAAGAATCATATATAGACATCCCTATAGGAACCACAGTCTATTGCGAGAGTATCCTTACAAAAAATATCAAGATTGTAGAAAATAAGGTTTATGGGTTTATAAACCCTATGAACAAGAAGTTTTTTACAGCCAGGCTAAAATCTGGAGATAACTCTTTACATCTAACTTTCAACAATCCAGCTAGAGAAGATCTAACCTTCTATGTAGAAGGTGAAACAGAAAGAGATGTATTTCTACAAGCCCTCGGATTAGTTGGTAGAGTCACTCAGGCCACTATAAATTATTAA